TGGGGTCATCTTGGTAAGCTCGTCACAACCAAGAGGTAGGTTATTCATAACACCTAACCGGTGCAACTTTACGTTCATCGTGTCGCGCTCAATCAGCATTACCTCTTCAGGATGTCCATATACACTGTGCATAGCCTTGATCGCTGTGGTCTTACCGGTACCGGACTGATTGTTGATCATGTTGATCAAAGCACCCTTTAAGTTCAGGTGCTTTAGTAGTGGTGCGCCAAACGCAGTAAAAAACCCAAAAGCCATCGGTTCAAAGCCGGGGTTGTCATATACATTGATGACACTCTTCCATTCCTCCAACGATCCTACTGGGATAAAGTAATCTGCTAATGGCGCGGTATAACTTGATGGTGGGCTATAGCGGTCTCCGTCAGCACAAATTTCGGTGTCGCCAACAACGAATGAACGATTATTTTCGGTCCACCCAAACTGGGTACGCATAATGTCTGCTCCTTCTCTGCACTGCAATTCTTTTGTAAACCTGACAATGTAGGCCATGATCGCTTCCATCTGTTTCTTCATAGCGATAACGCCAAACCATGCCAGCTTTTCTCGTAGCTTCTCTGTAGTAAGCAAGTCAACTGCTGGTAACGCAAACTCACGCACACCATCTTTAGGGGTGTGCAGCCGCATCCATACAACTTCACCATGCTGCGGGTCTTTCATACGCTTTACTACATAGAGGTCATGCTCATAAATAAGCACGGCCTCATCATCCTCGTCATCTGCTTTCCTGTACACACCACCAGTTTTCCCGCGAAAGTAGGGGTACGGGTATTCAGGCACGGTATAAGTCACCGGCTTGCTGACATCCGATGGGGTAAATTGGATTACGTTATCTTCTGGTTCTGCTGCCACAATCTCTTGGCCGAGAACAATAGGAGAAGTAACTTTTCCCTTGTTTGGGCAGTTGTCACAGCCGCCGGGATTGATCTTGTCAAACGCATCACAGGTATACGGGCCTTTGATTCTTGCCGCTTTCTCTTCGGTTGCTACAGGTGAATAGTCAGGGTGCTTAGACGAGATGTCATGGATGGCTTCCTCCATATCAACGCAGTGAGCCGCTATAGATAACGCGGCCCTCCACCGAGGTTCCTCCAGACTTTCTTGATCCGCTATAGCCGAAGCCAACTGCGGACACGCACCATCCTTTTCAACCTTCATCATGATGGTAGAGAACCGAGATTGCTTGTTCCCCATCAAAGATTTGGTCAACTCGTTAATCTGTGTACGAGCATATTCAGGTGCTTCTTCAAGCACACCAAGAATATTTTTAAATTCTTCGTGGCTAGTTTCGGCACCGATGCACATCAGAACGACATCCACAGGGGGGTCGCTCTTTGTATTTAAAGTTTCAGGTATACGAAGAATAGAAGCCGCATCAGCAGTACGTGCTGGGTCTGCATGGAATCCACGCTCGTGACAAACGGTCTTTAGCCTATCTGCAATAGGTTTCCACTGTTGCCGCGTTATAGCTTCCTTGAGCGCCCAATAAACATGCACCCCACGACCGGAGTTAACCATCGTAGGTTTGGGTAAGCCGAGGTCAGCACAAAAATGTTTAAGGGCTTGCACCCCATCACCTTGTGTTTCGTACGGCTTACCTTCCCCACAATCAACGTCCAGCCAGAACGATTTGATATTCTTAACATTATCAGTCGTGCGAGTGCTGTTTGTTTCGTACTTTGAACAGGCAAAGTAAACATCATAGTTCTTTAGCAAAAGATCGTTTACTTCTTGCTCAACTTCCTCCAGAGTTTGCACGAAAACCTGCTTCGGCATTCCGGTCTTCTTTAGACCCACCACACAGTACCATCCCTCATCGGAGAGGACTGCGGACAACAAGTCTGTTCTTGCCATTTTTATCGCCGCCAATGCCGAGGTTATAGGGAGAACTTAGCCTGTTTCAGGATAGTCGATATCTTTTCTGCATTAGATTTACGTGGTAACCATTCACCTACAAACCACTTGTAGATAGTCATCCTACTAACGCCGAAGTATTCGGCTACGTCTGATACGGGAATTTCTTTGGTGATGCAGAAGCGCCCCAGCGCAACGCCGGGGCTTTCCACACTAGCCTCTAAGTTCGCTTTGATGATCCTTGAAGCGTAACCACGGTTGTCCATGATTAATCATCTGTAGACCAACTATTGATTACCTCTGCAAAGTCCTTCTTAGCTGCAGGTTCCGCGTTTTTCTTCGAAGCGCGTTTAGTCGGCTCTGGAACGTCTTCAGGCGCTTCGACTTTGACCGGGGCCGATATTTTCTTCTTAGCACCGTCTGTCGTTGCCGGAGTCTGCGCAATAGCTGCCTTTGCAGCCGGGCTGTCACCTTTTGCACGAGCAACCTCCCACTGTTCACGGGTTAAGAACTTAACGGGCTTGAACGTCAACTTCGGGGTATCCGAATCAGAATCCAGACGCATCTCTGTAATCAGAGTATTGATGTTCTTACCTTGCGAACCAACGTACTTGGCGTACTGCTGGAACGGCATCTTGTCTACATCGCCACGGCCAAAGATCGATGTAGATGGCAGTGTGAGTTGATATACATCACCCTCAATATCGTCGGCCAGCAAGACAGCCAGACGCTGCTGGAATCGGCAAGCGCGGGAGTCACCATTACCAGAACCTTTAATGTTCTGTGGGCAGCTTTCGCATGTTTCGCCCTGTGGGGATTCGATGCTTGCGTCAGGACGCTTACCATCATTTGACCAGCAGTCAGGTGCTGCGGATTCACCGGCTACATATTTACCAGCGTAGAACTGACGGGCGATATCACGGCCACCATTAACGATGACGATGTTCATGGCACGGTTCTCGTTCTTCGCAACTTCTTCACCCGATACCATGAGACGGAACACGCCGCCACGGATCGAGATGCGTTTGGTAGATGTGTTACCAGCAAGGGATTTGGTTAAGTCATCTAGCTCAACTTCTTTGAGGTAGTCGGGCAGATTGTTCGATTGAAACAAAGTAATGTCGCTCATTGCGTTCTCCTAGTTACTTACGACGGATAGTGATTTCGTATTCGCTGTCTACGTTCAATCCGGGCGGATGCAGATCAGGGTGCTGATCAACAAACTCTTTCATGTTCGCTTGGTGAATACGTTTTTCCAACAATTCCATAGCGGCGTTTTCTTGCATAAAACCGTAAAAGCTTTCCCAATCGTTAGTCCAATAACGATTTTTTACGGTGCGATATGCAGTTGCATTGGAAGTTGAAAAACTGGTGATGCCTGTCTCTTTTGAGAGATCAAGCAATTTGTGCTTCAGTACTGCCATTTGCTCATCTAATTCAGCGACTTCAGCTTTGTACTTATTAGTGAGCATATCTTTTGCATCGCGGATACGTATGTAAGTGTCAACGATGGCATCAACTGGAACTTCAGTTGTCATTGCATTCTCCTTTGTTCGGCAATAGCCGATTTCTTATACTACCACAGCTCTTTACAGTGTCAAGAACTATTCGTTGATTTCGTTCTTGTAGAGATCAATAATTTTTGAGTGAAAGCCAAGCTTATCTTGCAGTGCCGCGTAGAGTTTTGTTTCAACGGGACTGCCTTCGATATGCACTACAGTAACAGGGTTCTTCTGCCCTTGTCTATGGACGCGTGCATTTGCTTGCAGGTAATACTCAATAGAGGTTATTGGAGCGTACCAGATGACAACATTTGCAGCGGTCAAAGTAACACCATGTGCAGCAGCTTGTGGTTGAATGAGTAGTACCTTTGGATTTGTTTCTTCTTGGAATTTTTTAAATATTTCGGTGCGCTTGGTTACTGGGACTTCGCCATTAATTACTTCGCAAGTTATTTTTTGTTTTGTTAGGAAATCTTTAATTATTCCAATGGTATGTGTGAACGGTACAAAGACGAGCACCTTTGCTGTTGCTTCCTCAATAACCTCTTGTATTGCATTTAATCGATCTGAGACATCAAACTCCACTACGCTACCAGTGTCGGTATAGACCGCGCCACCAGCTATCTGTAACAACTTAGTAAAATTGGCCGCTGCGTTCACAGCAGAAACATCTTCACCTGCCGCGCTAATCAGCATGTCCTTCTTAAGTTGCTTGTAATACTTAACCTGTTGTGGCGACATAGGTACGTAACGGGATACGTGCGTAACATCAGGAAGATCAAGACATTCGGCCTTGGTGTACCGTATCGCTGGCTGCAATAGCCTATGCACTGTTTGGTCTGCGCTATTCTTTGGCACCCAAACAAATCTAGTTAGCTGCGTCATTACGCTATCGCGGAACGCGTTAAATAGTAGAGGGGCACGTTCAGGTACACACATTTTTGCCAGCCCAAAAGCATCTAGCGGAGACTGTGCAGCGGGGGTGCCCGTCATCATCCACATCCATGTCTTGGGGGACGCTATCTCTTTCAGTGCTTTAAATCTTTTTGTACGGTGATTCTTGTACGCATTAGCTTCATCGACAATAACTAAATCAAAACCACCGTTTTTAATTTCATCTTTCACAATATCGAGACCGTCAAAGTTGATGATGACGTACTCGGCACCACTGTTAATGATCGCCTTTCTCTTGGAACGGTCACCATAAGCAACGTCCACACTACGATGGACTGCGAACTTGAACAAGTCAGCTTGCCATGCAGACTGCATGATGGAGAGAGGACAGATGATAAGGACACGGTTTACCGCACCTTGTGTAAGCAAGTAATCAGATGCCCAGATAGCGGATGCGGTCTTGCCCGTCCCCTGCTCGTTGAAACAGAAGGCTCTCTGGTTGACCGTCAAAAAAGACGCCGTATCCTTCTGATGCGCCATCGGTGCAAACAGCCCCGGCCAGTTGTAGTCGCGCAGTATTGGGGAAGGCACTTTTTGTATGCCTACCTTGCTCAATGTACGCGCTTCTTCTAGACCCCAGAAGACTACGACTTCGCTGACTTCTCCTTGATGTGCGACCACCTTACTTTTCTTAACCGTCTCGGTTATCCGACTCGGCCATTTGGTGCGCACTACCAGCAGCTTGTTATCGACTATTTGCATTATTTTGGTTTGTGGTTTGACTTGCGTGGATATGAACGGTTATCACTCGCGGTTTTGACTTGCAGATTACCCTTCGTAGTCTTACCGCCTTTAGACAAAGGTACTTTGTGGTCAACGTCTTTACCGTCACCTTTATGCACCTTGCCAGCTTTCATCATGATGCGCCGTGCTTTGTTGCGCTCGGCCCGCTTCTTCTTTACTTTCTCCGTACCATCGTATGTCTCATACTCATGCTTGTAGGGACGGGGTTTATTTACGTATGGCATTATCATTTCCTTTACGAAAGGTAGATAAGTACGGGCTGACAGATGCGCGGTCTTGACACACCTTGCACACCCAACGATTGATTTTTCCAGACTTCTTCATTGCGCCCCCTTCAACGGGACGGGTTACCTGACAAGCAGTGCAGAACTTAGTGTCCATCATTCTCCCTTTTTGCCTTTAATAAGGTCTATCATTTCGGCATAAGCAGCCCTGCTCTGTTCGTGCGTTCTTGCCATTACCATTTCACGCGCTACTTCAAAGACCCTACCAAGTTCACGTAAGGTCTTTGCGGCTTCAAGATCGATTTCTGTACGAGGCATTTCCTCCAAAGCGTTAGCCAGCCTTTCTATGTTGCGATTGGTCATTCTTCATCCTCTTAGAAACTATGGTTTTTGTGAGTACTCCATCCAGAGCATCAATAATGGCCGCTGTTTCTCGGTCTAGCAAGTGCATTTGTTTCTTCCATTTGACCAGTGTCACTTGCATTTCATGCAACAACTGAGCTTTCATATCATCATCGGACAGCACATCGACCATCATCCGATATCCGCCGCCCGCTGCCTGATCAGGAGCCAAACTTACAAACGCTCGAATCGGTACATCGGGTGCTTTCTCTACCGTCACCGTACACTTTTGGATCAACTGCCGAGCTTGCATACGACGGTAGTTCTCCGCCGCTTTTGTGTCATCCCATTGGAAGTGTTTGTGTAGTACACAGCGGGGATCTTTAGCGGCGTCCAATACATCATCCACCATGAGCATTCCGCCACGAGATTTAGTCAGTCTTTCAAGGAATTTCCGTTCTTCTTTCATTGTTTCGGTTGCCATTTCATTCTCCTAAGTTATTTACCTGCCTCACCACACGACATCTCACCAAACCACGCCGGGACGTACCTGCCCCACCCGACCGTACCACTCCACGCCTTAACGTACCTCACAGCGCCTTGCCATACCTGCCTTACCTTACCTCGTCGTACCAGTCGCACCGACACCCCGCCTTACCTGCCTCACCCCACCCGGACGTATCACACCGTGCGACACCTCACCTGCCGAACTCTACGTTTCCTAGCCTGAACCCACCTCGCCAGACCTGCCTTACCGCATCCAACCAAACGAGCACTCACCTCACCTTGCGCCGCCCCACCTGCCTTACTAATCCAAACCAAACCGCACCTTACGTAGCCTTGCCTCGCCCCACCTGCCTGACCACTCCGTGCCATACTCGAACGAACGCTTCCGCGCCT